GTTATTTGATTTACTTGATCAGATACAAGAGTAAATGATAAGCCATTATCATCATTAACAGATCCATCAACACTTGTTGGAGAAAATTTATCAAAGTCAGCTGACATCGATCCAAATACTGTACTTGGTTGTTGAGTTGTTCCAGCATAAAATAATCGTTCTTCAAAGAAAGTAATTTTTGTAGGAAAGTTACCAGTATAAAAAGTACCTAGTCTCCAATCTGTAACGGCTCCTGTTCCTCCGTAGTTTCTATCTGCGTTTACAGCAACTGTAACACTAGTAGCACTACCAAAAGCAGTTATTATGCCAAATCCCCATGTACTAGAATGTTTTATTCTAACTGATCTTCCTACGTCATTTGCAACAAATACACTTGATGAAGCAGTAACCGTAACAGAGCCTGATGTGCCAGAAGGAGTTAAAGTAGTAGAAGATGTGTTTGCTGCGTCATAAGGACCATCAAAAAAATCTACATCTGAAATAGACCATGATGTATGACCAGTTCTAGATAGCTTTCTAGGCTTATGATTATCGTGTACTAAATATAATACATCAGCAGATTGTACATATTCTATTTCTGATATTTGTGCTGCGGTATAAGTTGTAGATATTTCATATACACTACCACCTGATGTTATTTGACCCTCATCTTTAAAGAATCTAATATAGTTATGACCAAATTCTAGTATATATGCTTGCGTTTTAGAAAATACAAAAGGAATAAGTCTTGCCCCTGAGTTACTGCCTGTTTGAGTTTTAATAGGAGCTATATATCTTGTACCTGATCTTTTTTGAAGACCACCGTGCATTAAAACCTGGAAATTATTTATTGAGGAAGCACCATTATAGTACTTCTCCATATCAATACGACCATTTAGCCTTGGACTAAGCTCTCCAGAAGTAAAGTTTGTAAGAATTGGTGATGATTCAGCCATGTCATTTTACGTCGTATATTTGTTCCATCTATAATCGCTTAATCTTGATCCAGAAGTTCTTGATTCTAACCAGAAATCAGAAACTAAACCGTCAGGAGTGCCCTCGGTTGCATCTGCTGATCTTGCTTCAGCTAATTTAGTATAGTATAGGTTATTCATTGCGTCTAAAGTTCTTAAATCTTGTAATAAAGGCATTGTTAAATTGCATGCTAGCTTTGCTGCTAATGTTTCTACTAATAGAGCATCATAGGTTGGTACATCAGTATTTCTAAATATATATGTACATTTAAAAGTGTCTTGATCACATAATAGTTTATCTTTTTCTATTTTATATTCAACAGTATCATCTTCTGGTTGATGAATCCTTATAAAATCTCCCGGTAATTGAAATTCTTTAGTAAAATAATATGCTGGAGTACTAGATAATAAAGATAATGAAGCTCTCTTTATACATGAGTTCCAAGGATGTAATCTAAATATAGAATCTCTTGTATCATCAAATAACTCGTTAGAAAAACGTGCAGCTTTAGTATCTTCTGTTAATGAAGTTATGAATTCTGCACCTAACAAGCCTAAAGCTCTATTTACAATATTTATTTTCGTATTCGCCATATTATTCCTTATACACTAAGGGGGCGCAATAGCTAACCCCCTTAGCTTGAGTTTATTAGTCTACTACATACATTATATAGCCTACTAGATCGTCTCCACTTGCCAAAGCCTGGTCTTGAGAAGTAGCTCTTAGTACAACTCCACCTTGACTTTCGAAAAGGTAAGTTCCACCAGTCGCAGCAGTGCCAGCACCAAAAGTTTGGTATCCAGCAGTGTCCACGTCTAAGCCATTTACAAGCCCGTCAGGATCTGCAGTAACTGCAGTTCCGTCTGTGTTAGTATAAGCGTCCCATCCTAAGTCTAATGTAGCTGAACCAGTAGTCCAATTTACATAAGCGCTTGAAGATGCTAGCAGAACTCTCACTTTACCTGCCGGTAAAGAGCAAAGAGCAACAGATGATGTTGCGTCTCCAGCTCCGTCTTGATTATGCGTAAAGTAAGCAATTCTTACTCTTCCGTGATAATCATGAACAGGATTTTGTGTTACGGGAGTCGACGTAGCGTTTGTATACTCTGTACTTTTTTGAGTTGTTACAGCCATGTTATTCTCCTATTATTCTGCACACTTGATTTCTAACACTTTGCCCTCTTCCATTCGAGTTGCCCCGAAAGAAGCTGAACAATATACTTGGGTAGAGTTTCTTTTGTCACGTCTAGGCCCAATATCAACATTGATATCTGCCCCAACAGCCATAAGAAGACCGCTCTTAGCATAAGCTATAACTCGTCTGTGACTCGATGCGTCAGTTGCAACTCTTTCAGTTCTTACAAAATTGAAGCCCATGAATGTACTAACTTCACCAGCAACTAAAGCTTTGATTGTATTAAAATCAGAGCTAGTTACTTCAGTAGTTTGTAACAGATCAGTGACTTGCTTAGAAGTTACAATAACAAATCTTGGATCTGAAGGATCAGTCTCATTCGCGTCCAATAATTGTTTTGCTTTTCTAAGTTTCGCAATTGTAAGGCCCGAGTTAGTCGCGCCTCCTGACTCAACATAGTTTACAGCGATTTGACTAGCTGCGTCATGTGGTACAGAAGTTCCACCAGTTTTACCTGATTTCGCTGAACCAAATGCTGCGCCGATGATTACATCATCCATTTTTCTGCCAAGTGCCCAAGCGGCGTTTTGCGCGTAAGGAGATGCTGGGTCGATAAGAAGTCTTATTCTATCAGTTCTATCGATCATGTCCGCCCAATCAAAATCTCTCAATGATATTTGTCTTCTATCATGTGGAGTTGAGATTAGAGGAGTATCAGAATGTCTAGAAGTTACCTCTACCGCATCAACAGATCCTATACGATCATAGTATTCAAACTCACTGTTTTGTGATTCAACACGTACAAATGGTCTAAGTTTTGAACCTTTTTGTTGTAAAAGGTGCTCAACATTAGCTCTATACTGTTGTACAAAAGCAGTTGTTATTTGTGTTGACATACTATTTGCCTCCGTTGTGTCATTTATTGTTAATCGAAAACGCTACCCAAGTATTTACCTTAGACATTTTCTCCCCTTGTTTACGTCTGTGGGTACTGTCGACGGATGGACCTTGCGGCTACCCATCATTATACACTATATAACTAGTATATAAATTCGTACATAATTATTTACGCCGGATTAATCGGAGTTTCATCAGGGTATGCTAATTTAAACAATGAATCCATTTTTTTCACTGCTTCAGCATGTCCTGGATTATCTCCAGATTGATAAGCCGACATAAATGTCTGATCCCTGTTATATCTAGCAATTTCTTGCTTAGCTTGATCAGGGGTCATTATGAAACCTCTATCTTGAACAGAGTCTGATCTACCTTCGGCTAATCCTTCGCCGATTTTAGCAAATAACTTAACCATCATAGGATTATTTCCCATTCCGGAGTTATCTAGCCATTCTTTAAGATCGCCATCTCCATAAGTATCTACTGCTCTAGAAGCTAGCTCAACTCGTTCATTATAAGCTTTTCCAAATTCTTTTTTAAGAGAATCTACCCATGCAGAAGTTTGCGCTGCAGTATTTTCTCCTTCAGAAGAAGATTTAGATTGAATATACTCATGATAGCCATCATATATTGCTTTAGCTTGGTTAGGATTTAATCCTGCCTTATAAGCTAACTCTTTATACTGAGTTTCAAAGCCCTCATCATATTCTAGCCCATCAGGTAACGCTGGTCTTTCACCAAAATCATATAGATTTGATGTTTCAGGTCTTCCTAATTGACTATGAAAGGCACTTATCTCTTCATCAGTAGCACCTTCTCCTGGTAAAGCTATTCTATTTTTACCTATTAGTTTTTGGCCATTTATATAACTTTTAGCCATAGCACCGACATCTTTAATGTCAGCAATTGAAGGGTCGTTTCGTACATCATCAGGAAGCCCAGATTTCCAATCTGCAGGTGCTTGTGTTGTTGCATCTGTAGCTGGAGCGTCCGAGCTACCCGTTAATACGGACCCAGTTTGTTGTTGATCACTCATTTATTGCCTCCTGGTTGATCATGTTTTTAAAGTCCTCAGGTTTCTTTCCTAGAAACTTGAGTATTGACACAACAATACGTCTCATACCTTCGTTATGAGCTGTACCGTGTGAATCACCTTGAACGTAAGTACTTTCAAAGATGAATCCTGTTTTACAAAGATGAGATAATACTATTTCGCCATCTTTTGTTTCAAAAACTTTTTTATAATGCTCGTTTATTTTTTCTAAACTAAGCTGTTTATCTTTAGCCAATTACTCCCTCTCTTTTCTTTGCTTGAGCTTCGCTAATATTTTTAGCTGATTCACTTTCCATTTTTGCTTGCTCAGCTTGCATCATTTCTTCTTGTTGTTGCTGTCTTTGCTGTCTTTCTTCCTCTACTTTCTCTTTAGGATTTAATATTTTAGCTGGTGCATCTAGTAAATGATGAAAATATCTAAATGTTTCGTCTGTATTCATATTATCAAGTAAATCTGGCTTAGCCTGGAATAATGGTACCATACTTTCAAATAATCTTGTAATAGTCATTAATTGACCTGATTTTTGAGCTCTAGCTAACGGAGATGTATATAAGATCTTCATTTCTTGGCCCTCAAGAATACCCGGTGCTTCAGGTATTTGTTTCTTTCTAAGCATTATTCTAAATACTCTATCAATTAATGGTCCTAAAAATTCTACTTGTAATCTGCCAATCATTGGTCCCATAAGTCTCATTTTTTCTTCTTGTCTAGCTACAACTTCTGTAGCAGTCATATTAGGTGAACCTTTTTGATCAGGCATTTGCATCCAATCTACATGGAACGCGGCTTTAATATGCTCTCTTCTATTATTTAATAAATCAAATCCTATATCTGGTCTACCTCTTGTTTCTAATGGCTCAATTCTGTCCTGAGTTCCAGAACGATAGAAATTAAGACCACCTGGAACAGTTCTCACAGGTAATATAAATCCATCGTCAGGAACCAGTAAGGGAGGATCAGTAATTTTTTGAGCTGCTTTAATAATTGTTTTCATCATTGCATTTACCATTTTAATATCAGGTAAAGATGTCATAGATGGTGATCTACCATATATTTCACCTGCAACTTTAGACCATCTTGGTACCATGTAAGGAAACTCATCAAAGCCTCCCTCTTCTAATAAAGTTTTTTCTTCAAGTAAAACATAACAAGACTTAAAAGCTTTTTGTGTAGGTTTTTTGATTGGCTCTCCATAACTTTCTGAAGGCTCAACTGCATGTATAACTTCAAATTCTCTGTATGGATCTTTTTGTGAAATTTTTATAATTTTTTCAGGAACAGCATCACCAAATCTTTCCATTAGTTGTCTACCTGTTCTTTTATATCTTCTGTATAGTGTATCTACAAATCCACTATCATTTTCTTGTATATAACAATCAGCTAAATGAAATGTTCTAAAAGAAATACCACTGCCAGGATTGTCTTGGACCATCATGACAGCAGTACCAAAGGAGCCCAAGTCTAAATATAATTCATGTGCTTGGGAATTAAAATTACTATCAGGGATATTAAAAACTTTATCATATAATATATTAGTTGTTTTATTTAGCCATTGTTTAACTTCATACTCTTCGTTTATTTCATCATCGAAAGTAGATAAGCTAAACCAACGCTGAGAAGGAGAAGTTAAAAAGCCATGTAACCCACTTGCTAAGTTTTCGTTAGCTAATGGTGCTGTTGTGTCATATATTTTATCATACCTTGCAGTATCAGCTCTGTATCTAATTGTAGAAAAGTCACCTCTATTAGGGTTGACATATTCTCCACAATCTTGCCAAAGATTTTCCCACGGAGTACGATAACTTTTTAATGACTCTTGTTTCGTAATAATTCTTGTTACTAAGTCTTCCAAGTTATGCTCCTAATAATGTTTTTTTAACTATTTCAGCTTCTTCAGTTACACCTTGTCCACCTGTCAATATAGTATTTTTTCTACTATATTTACTTCTGACATTTTTCCTCGCCGCTGTACCTGCTGGTGCTGCTGTCGCTGACTTAGGCGCC